ATATCCTTTTTCCCAAAGCACCATAAGCTCAGCATTAACAAAGTTAAGGTGGTCATGATACAACTCTGGCATTATTTCTTTGACCTTTGGAGTAAAAGAGTATAACATTTCACCAGTATCAGGGTCTACACCAGCGACCTCTATGCCACCCTCAAGAATAAGGTTATCTATTATTTTACTAATAGAGTCATCATCAAACATCTACAAAGTCCAGGAACTCTTGACGAGTCTTTGCACCATTCATACGTTTTACTTCTCTTCCATCTTCTAGAAGTATGTATGTTGGTACAGACTTGATACCAAACTTTTTAAGTAGCTCTATTTCCGTATCTGCATCAACAAAAATAAAATCAATTACTCCATCTTTTTTTAGCTCTTCTGCTATTGGTCTGGTACGCTGACAAGGATTACACCACTCAGCAGTAAAGTATAATACGTGACTCACTTGCCAGACTTCTTTCTAGCCTTTGCAAGAGCATCAAAATCTTTTACCTTCGTATCACCTAAGTATCCCCATGCATAACCGTCATTAATCATCATGTCATTAAGAGATTCTGTGTCTCCATTAATATATACCCATCCTAAAATGCGACCATACTTTTCAGATGAATCCATTTTCTCAGTCTTAATCACAACAGACTTGGCATCCTTTAAAGCCTTTTTTAAATACTCCTTGGACTCAAGTCCTAGAGCTTTTTCTTTAAGATCCTTTGTGCGAGACTCAGGGGTATCAATGCCAGCCAGTCTTACACGAGATGCAAATAGGATATCAAACCCTAAATCAATAAGAACGTCAATGGTATCTCCATCTACTACATTCTCTACTTTTCTTACATAGTATTCATACATTATTTTCTCCCCCATTTAACTTTATTCCAACCACGCTCATGGAAGTAATAAAGGATTGTTTTTGTAAATACCTCAAAACTTGCAATTGCTCCAGCCGTAACTGGCTCTTTTGTTATTGCCCAAGATATTACAAAAGTATCTGCTGTACCAATTATACGCCATGTAATAGACTTTAATGCTGACCTTTGTTTGGTTACATTCATGATGGCCACTCCATGTTCTTGGGACCCTTGGCTAAAGAACTATAAACTTTATATACCCATTTCTTTACGCTTTTGCGTAGCCGATATAGCATGAATGTCTGCCCCCAAATCTACTTGTTCAATCTTATACCCAACATCACGACCATAAACAATGTTAGTAATGTTAGGTAGTCTTAGGACTAATGCACCATCCATGAACTCATCCCTAGCGATATATCCCTTGACCTCATCAAATGTCAGTGGATCCTTTTCGCTTGTGTTGTAGGTATTGCGGACACCCAAAAGCACTTGATCAGTTCTCTTTCCAGCTTCCTTATAAAGGGCATGGTGTCCTTCGTGCCATGGTTGATAACGACCAAGCATTAAAGTCGTTGGAGCTGACCAATCATGAAGTTTAAACTTTTGAATAATATGCGATGCCTTTGCATCAGCGTTTAAATTATGACTGATGAATGCTACATCAAAACTTGTTGGTCTTTCAAACATTTTGTTTGTATCTTCAAACCTACCCTCAGCAAGTGTATCCATAAATACAAGAATGTCTGGCTTACCAAATGCTGCACGAGTTAAATCTGTAGGGCATACAAAGTCAACAACAACTGGAGCAACCCCCTGTTTTGCAATAAGACGAGCCATTTCTCCCATACGACGAGCCTGCTCAAGTCTATCTTCTGCACTAAAACCTAAGTCTGAGTTTACTGTTGCTCTAACCTCATCTGCATTAAGATGAATAGCATTTATGCGTTCTTTTAGTGCCTTCGCTAATTCTGTTTTACCAGAACCTGGAAGACCTATGATCTGAATGATCATGCGTGTGGTTCCTCTGTTGCTTTGTTTTCAATAAGCTTGTCACGCTCATCAAGTATTGTTATTGCAAAAGACATCATTTTCTTATAACTATCTGGATTGTTCATGATGCTATTATAGTGATGTCCACAAAACATTAGTATTCCCTCAATGCCTGTTACTTGAACTAATGCTTCTGCTGCACAAGAATCACAACGGTCTGTTGCTTTCAAGATCCATTCTGGCTTAACAGTCTCATCTTTAATCATTGTAGTCATAGTATACCTTTACTTTCTATTATCAGTGGAATAAAAACCACTACCGTTAAAAACTGCTCCTATATTAGAGTATACACGAACTAAGCTAGCATTGCAAGTTTCACATGTATAACCAGGATCGTTTTCCTTAATAGATCTTTCTTTTGTGTACCGTTTTGCACAAGGCATACAGTCATATTCATAAACTGGCATAATTAACAATCATGAATCCATGTAACAATGGCATATTTTTCACCAGATGTAACTGGGTGTGCTATATGTCTATAAGCATAATTAGACGGAAACACCAATAATGACCCAGCTTTTGGCTTAATCTTTATTCCAAAGTTAACGAACTCAATCTCTCCCCCCTCGTAGTCTTCATTTAAATAAACTATGGGAGACACCACCCTTCTAGATGATGTATCTCCATCGTAATGTGCTTTGTAGTACTGTGAATCTGTATATTTTAATAAGCTATTGCTCTCTGTGTAAAAAAATGTTTCATTTATATTAAACATTGAACGATAACTATACAAGTATACATTAAGAATTTTATTAAACTTTTCATTTATATTTTTTAGATCTTTATCTGTCTCTGAGGCTTTTTTCAAAGAAAGTGAATAGTTTGTTCTTACTTTATGTATTCCAAGGTTAGCATTTTCTTCTTCACTTTTAACTTTTCCTTTTGAAAAATATACTTGAGATTCTTGGTCTGAAGATATATTACTTATAGTAATAAGGTCTTCAGCCAAGCCATCCCAAACATCTTCATATATAGCAATTACACCAGCAAGCGTATATGTTGGCTTAATTGAGTTTAACAAGATTAATCACTTAACCTTGTTACCAAACTTAGCCCAGACTCTTTCATGTAAGAAATATCCAAGTGCTTCCCAACCAATGTAAAGAAGAGCACCAAGACTTGCATACTCCCACTCACCAGTAAATAAATAAATTACTCCAGCAACTCCAACAAGGTGAAAAGTTTCCCAACTTGCTGTTTTTAATAGTGTTCTTTTAGTTGATTCCATTATAGAGCCACTGAACCCTTTCCTCCGCCAGAAGACTTCTTTGCTACAGTCTTTGCTGATTTCTTTGCAGCATCTGCAGTTGTAGCTTTAACAGGTGTTGCTGCCAACTTGTTTAGTAGTGGGGTATTCTCTTCACCAGTATAAACTGGACGGCCCCAACCAACTACAGCATTAACTAGCTTCTTCTTATTGTTCTTTACATATGCACGAGTCTTTTCTACGCACATACCACCATTACGCTGATCTCCCTTTGCAGTTCCAGATGTATTTCCTTCAATAACTTGTATAGTTCCATCTCCATTGTTCTTAATGCAAAGACCAACATGTGAAATACGATTTACACCATCATCTGGGAAATCAAAATAAATCCAGTCTCCTGGAGTTGGATCATCATTACGAGCATCTGCCCAACGATTATTCTTCTTAAACCAATCTGCTGCTGCAACTGTTGAAGCAGACTTTGGATACTTCTTTGGATCTAGTCCTGATGTGAATGCAGACCAAGATACAAATGATTGGCACCATGGCTGGAAGTTTGCACCAGTCCACTTACCATACTTTGTTTCATTATCTTTTGGACCTTCAATAGTTCCAACTTCTTTCTTTGCAACCTCAATGATTGCTTCTAGCGAGCCTTTAACAGCCATATATAACCTCCTAAAGTTAGTATTTCAATTATAGCATCAAGCAGTCTTTGCTGTCAATCTGTTATAAGTTCTTATCCTATGACAGTTTGCACATACTACTTCACATTTTAATATTTCTTTTTTTATTGCTGCCCAGGAAAATCCATCGTGGATCATTCTGGAAATATTATATTTTTTATCTCTTAGGTGATCAAAATCTAAAACTATGTGATTGGATTCTCCGCAGTCAGAACACCCGCTAGCCTCTTTAATTTCTTTAAGACGCCTTTTGAATTGCTGTTTGTTATAAACTGCCAATTCTTTTTCTGACATGGTTTTATAATTATACACCTAAATGTAAAGCCCCACACAGGTATTCCAGGCACAATAGCCACGGTCAAACAAATGGGTAACTAAGCCATCTCTAAGGTCCTGTGTGGGGACTTCTTATATTGTACTACTTGATTTTAATTGTTTTTGGCTTCTTTTCTTCAGGAACAATACGGTCAACATTAATGTTTAACATACCATCCTTTAGTTCTGCACCAGTTACTTCCATGTACTCGCCAAGGGCAAATGATCGTATAAATTTACGACCAGCAATACCCTTGTGAACTACTTCAGCATCTTCTACCTCGGTAATTTCACCCTTAATAATCAAGGTTCCATTGTCTACTGACACATCAATGTCATCTTTTGTAAATCCTGCAATTGCAAGAGACAGCCTATATGTATCTTCATCTAGTTTGATAAGATCATATGGAGGATATGATTGTGAGTTTGTTTTATGTGCAGTGTTTAGGCGATTTAACTCTCTGTTAAAGCCAATAAAAAAAGGATCATTGAATAGATCCATAGCATACTTTGTTACCATTTTATTCCCCTTTCAAGCGAATAAGTTAGTGTACCCCCGTAGGCAGTACAATCCTATTATACCAAATATTTGGAGCGGATAGCGGGAATCAAACCCGCACATTAACCTTGGCAAGGTTACGCACTATCACTATGCAATATCCGCATTGCTGGCCCACCAGGTCTCGATCCTGGGACATTCGAATTAACAGTTCGACGCTCTACCAACTGAGCTATGGGCCATTAGATATTAGTCTAAGACCTTAACAACAACAAGACATGGGTCTCCACCTTGGTCCCACTCTTCCATCTCTTCTTCGCTCATGTAAGGATCGCCTTCATGAGTATTACAAAACGGTTCAGTTACCCATCCCCGCTCAATTCCATTTTCTAGCCATATACGAAACTCTAAATGATTTTCTTCTGTGATCATATTATAAGTATATCCCTAAACGCTTACTACGTCAACTGGACCCATGCATGATGGGTTAAATTTAATTGCTGAATTTACTGCTCCTACTGCACGTTTTCTTGCATCCTTAGTTTTTTCTGTGGCATTTAAATAACCATATGCATATTCTGCACCAGAGCCCATAGCAAGATATGGAACTGTGTACTTAGATAAAGACATATCTGCAGAACTATGCTCATAGATTTCTCCACGTACTGCAATGATCAAACCAAAGTCTGATTCTTTTCCTGTTTCAACCCTTAAGTTGTTTAATAAATTTGGTTTGCATAAACTTGTCTGTATCTTTAATATCAGGAACATAGGGATTAAAGTTATATCTCATGCGTTCTCCATCCATAGAGCCAGCATAACCAATCAAGTATGGTCCAAGCTTCCACACCTTTGGTGCTGTTAGTGCTAGAATAGTACCGTCGTCAGATGCACCACGGTCACCTGCCATATAGATCTTATTGTTTATTTCATCACGAACGACTGCAATACAAGTCATGCAGAAACCCCTCCCAAAGCGATACATTCAAGTATACCATTGCCTGGGAGGGGCTGTCAAACAAGGTCAAATATCTTTAATTATGCTGTTTTTGATCTTGATC